GACCGAAGCGGCCAAGGAAATCGCGCCGATCGTCGAGTATATGAAGAAGGTCCAGCTCGCGGCCGACCAGATCGACCTCGTGAAGTTCACGCGCGACATCGTGAAGAAGGACCAGGAGACGCAGGCGGCGCTCATCGAGAACACGCGCGACCGCCTCACCGCGCAGATTGCGCTTGAGAACGACGCGTGGGAGAAGGCGGCCAAGGCGCGGCTCGACAAGGTGAAGGCCGACGGCGGCGACACGGGCAGCGAAGAGGGGCTGATCGCCGCCGCGCGCGTCACGCGCGACCTGGACAACATGAAGAAGCTGCGCACGCCGATGCAGCAGCTTGCGATCGACTGGCAGGACTCGACCGAGCAGATGCGCAAGAAGACGACCTCGTGGGCTGAGTCCACGATCGACGCCTTCGTGAACGTCGCGAAGACCGGCAAGCTCAACTTCGGCGACCTGCTCGACACGATCGGCACCGACATTCTGCGCATCAGCCTGCAGAAGTCGATGGGCGGCGGCCTGCAGTCGCTTTACGACGGGCTCGCCAACAAGGTAACGGGGGCGATCGGCGGCAACGGCCAGGGCGAGAGCGGCCCGTCAGCGGGCGCGGGCGCCGCGAGCGGCACGCTCACCAGCGGGATCATGAGCTTCCTGCAACACCCGCTGGACTCGGTGAGCAGTCTCTTCAACAAGCTCACGGGGCAGGGCGACAAGCTGACCACCGGCATCGCCGACCAGGCGAAGCAGACCATTCTCGGCACGAGCGTCGATGTGACGGCCGCGAGCAGCGTAACCACGCTCGGCAACGCCGCGCTCTACGCCGCGCAGGCGCTCGCGTCGATCAACGGCGGCGGCTCGGGCGCGGGCGGCTGGCTGAGCTCGCTTGGCAGCATCGCCACGTCGATGATCTCCGCCTACGCCGGCGGCAGCGACTACAGCCTCTCGGGGATCAACAACACCGCGACCTCCACCGACGTTTCGGGCGGCGGGGCGCTCTTTGGCACGGCCGCCGGCACGAACATGCAGGGCGGCTACACGTATGACTCGACCGCGGGCCACAAGTATTTCGCCAACGGCGGAATCATGACCCAGCTGGGGCCGATGGCGCTGCGCAAGTATGCGAACGGCGGCATCGCCAACAGCCCGCAGGTGGCCGTGTATGGCGAGGGCAGCATGAACGAGGCGTTCGTGCCGCTGCCCGACGGGCGCAGCATCCCCGTGACGATCACCGGCGGGCAGCAACAGCAGCAGTCGGGCGGCGTGGGCGCGGGCGGCGTCGTCGTGAACGTTATCAACCAGACCGGCCAGAGCGTGCAGGGTCAGCAGCAGGGGTCGCCGCGCTTTGACGGCCAGAAGATGATCCTTGACGTTGTGCTCACTGCGGCCAGCCAGCCGGGTTCCTTCCGCGACGGTATGAAAGGCGCACTGAAATGACCACCTACAGCTATTTGCCACACAACGACCTGCTGGACTCGAGCAAATTCCAGCAGGAGAAAGAAAACCCCGCGATGGTCGCCAAGATGGACGGCGGCTACGTCGTCTCGCGCCCGAAGCACACGCGCAAGCCCCGACGCACGTTCACCTGCGGGTTCACCGACTTTAGCGACGCCCAGCGCGCCGCCGTCGATGCGCACTACGACGCCATGCACGGGGGCAGCGCGATCTTCAACTTCACGCACCCCGTCTCGAAGGATCTCGTGCTCGTGCGCTTTACCGAGGACTCGACGCTGCAGTGGAGCTACTCGGGCTCGGGCGGCGTCGCGCTCTGGTCCGTCACTTTCAAGTTGCAGGAGGCTTAAATGCCCGCTCAAATCTCCGTTGCCAGCATCATCGAGAAGAACCGGATCGGCTCTGACGTTCCCTATCTCGCCTTCCTCGATCTGGGCGTAATCGACCCGACCACGGGCGCCGTCACCGAGACGCGCTACCTCGTAAACAACACCGAGTCGGTCGTGCGGCAGGGCATCACCTACGAGCCGATGCAGTTCTCGCTGGAGCTCAAGTCGGTGGCCGGCAGCGCGCCGCAGATCAACGTGTCGCTCATCGACTACGCGGGCGCGCTCATCAAGCTGATGAACGACTACGACGGCGGCACCGACTTTCCGGTGACGATTCGCGTGTGCCAGGCGGGCGGCCTGAACGAAGCGCCCGATGTCGAGGAGCACTTCGTCATCGTCACCGGGGCGGTGGACAACTACGTCGCCTCGTGGACGCTTGGCGCCGAGAACGCGCTCACCAAGCAGTTCCCGCGCCGCCTGCAACGGCGCGACTTCTGCCAGTGGGTCTACAGGGACGCGCGCACCTGCCGCTACAACGGCAGCCTCACGAGCTGCGACCGCACGCTTGGCGGCACGATGGGGTGCCGCGCCCACAACAACGTCATCAACTTCGGTGGTTCGCCGAATCTGGTTTCAAGCAACCTCGTCGTGGCGTAAAATGGACAAGTCACCCGTTACATACGTTGACCTGATCGGCACGCCGTTCAAGCGCGGCGGCCGCGGACCTGACGAGTTCGATTGCTACGGCCTCGTCAAGTTTCTGATCCACCGCGCGACGGGCCAGGTGGTGCCGGACTACAAGACGCCGAACGACAGCGGCGCGACACATGCGCTGATGATTACCTCGCGCGAGTTCTGGCGCCGGCTGCCGGGCCCGAAGATCGGCTCGATGATCTTCTTCAAGATCGGCCGCGAGGTGTGTCATGTCGGCTATATGGTGAGTAACGGGTTATTCATTCATGCGTGGGAGCCATCGGGCGGCGTGACGGTCGAGCGGCTCTCGGAGTGGGAAAAACGGATCGACGGGTTCTATGAATACATCGAAGGGTAAGAAGGCGGCGCAGTTCGTGAAGGTTCGACGGATCACCAACCCGTTCGAGCCGATGCGCGACGTGCGCGAAGAGCAATGGAAGTGGCGCAAGACCTACACGCTTGATCGCTACCTGCCGCTGGGCGAAGCGACCGATGTGGTTGTCTCGCTCAACGGCGTCGCGATCGACCGCGAGCGCTTCGCCAAGACACGTCTTCAGCCCAACGATTTCATCGTGATCTGCCCGGTCCCGCAGGGTGGCGGCGGCAAGGGCATCTTCCGCATCGTCGGGATGATCGCGATTGCGGTCGCCTCCGTCTACACGGGCGGCCTGGCAGCGGCCGCCTATACGGGTGCAGCCAGCGCGTCGGCGGCAGCCGCCGCGGGCCTCGGCACCACCTTCGCGATGGTGCAGGCGGGTGTGGCTGCGGCCGTCACGATCGCGGGCTCCATGCTGCTCAACGCGGTGCTGCCGCCCGCGGTCGCCACCGTCAATACGAACAGCGGCCTGGCTGCGAGCTCGACCTACGGCGCCGACGGCGCGAAGAACACCGCGGCGGAAATGATTCCGACGCCGGTCGTCTACGGCACCTTCCGCACCGCCGGCAACGTGATCGGCGTGCACACCGAGGCCGACGGCAACAATCAGATCCTCTACATGCTGATTAATGCCGGGGAGGGGCCGATCGCGTCCATCTCGGGCATCAAGATCAATGACCGCGACCTCTCCGAGTTCTCGGAAGTCTCGGTGCAGACCCGGCTGGGCGACCCGATGCAGGCGCCGATCGACTGGTTCAGCTCCGTCATCACGCCCTACTCGAAGCAGGTGAAGCTCCCGAAGGACGGCAGCTACCTCACGTTTTCCACGCAGGGCAACGTCGAGGCCGTGCGCGTGGACTTCAACTTCCCGAGCGGCCTCTTTGCGGTCAACAAGAAAAGCGGCAGCTTTGAGAACAACTCGGTGGCGCTCGAGGCCGACTACCGGCTGGTGGGCAGCAGCGATTGGACGCCCTTTAGCAGCTCCTCGCCGCGCTACGTCAACGCGCGCGTGACGCCCATCACGAGGATCGGCGTGGGGAACGTGCCGGGCACGCTCTACGACAGCGAGAACTACCAGTGGGATCCGACGCAGGTCATCACGGACCTGAACATCTCGACCGACGGCGGCACGGTGCTCGACGTCGTGCGCGCCGCGGTCATGGCGAAATACGGCAGCTATGTGGGCAAGCAGGTGAGCCAGTGGCCGGTCGCGAAAGCGGGCACCGTGTCGGTGGCGGTTACCGTGCCCGCCGGCAGCGTCGCGCTCGTGGTGACGGAGAAGCTCCAGTCGACCGTGCGCCGCAGCTATCTCTCGCCGCAGCTCACGCTTGGCAAGTATGAAGTGCGCGTGCGCCGCAACCCGAACTACATCGATTATTCGGCCAACACGAACGGCACGAAGATCACCACCGACACGAGCACGACGGCGAGCTCCGACTGCTTCGTGGGTGACGTGAACGAGATCCTCTACGAGGGTGTCGGCTACAACCACACGGCGCTGCTCGCGATCCGCGTGAAGATGGACGACCAGATTTCGGGCGTGCCGTCGGTCACCTTCATCAACGGCGGGCGCGTCATCCCGACCTTCACGCGCGCAGGCGGCGTCGTGAGCCAGGTCGACCGCGCGAACAACAATCCGGCCTGGGTGCTGTGGGACGCGCTCACGCACTGGCGCTACGGCGGCGGGATCGACACGAGCCGCCTGGACCGCTCGGCATTTTTCGACTTCGCCGAGTTCTGCGACGCGAACGGCCTGACCTATGACGGCGTGTTCGACACGAACATGAACATCTGGGACGCGTGCCAATACATCGCACGCGCGGGCCACGGGCAGCTCGTGCCGGTCGGCACGCGCTACTCGGTCATCATCGAGCGCGCGAGCGACCCGGTGATGATGTTCGGCATGGGCAACATCGTCGAGGGCACGTTCAAGCAAAGCTGGATGAGCCGCACCGACCGCGCGACCGAAGTGGACGTGACG